GGTGTGATGTTGATAAGGTTGGACATAATTGAAATATGAGCCATCACGTTCGGCAAAACGGTCATTGCCGTTAAGTTGAAGAAGAGCTTTGGTGATAAGATTTTTGCCAGAAGGATAAATTCCATGTCCATTAATATTGGTATTTACACTAGTGCTGTTAGTATAGTTATACCATTCGGAATCTGATTTTTTAGCGACCCATACTAATTCTTTGCAAGGATGATTGAAACTAAGTCTGAATTTATTTCCAGATGTTTTGAGATTTTCACTTGAGTATTGAAGTTGTTCAATTAGATATTCGTGGGAAAGTTGAGCGAAACGTCTGCGTTCATCAGTATCAAGGAAGATGTAATCGACCCAGATAGCGGCTTCGGAGAATTGACCAGTAGGGAATGCAGTATTAGCGGCAGCTTCAGCTGCAGCACCATCTACTACACAATTGGCCATGTCTTCAAACTCAATTTTGAGTTTAACTTCATGGTATTGAAGAGCGATAAGAGGAAGGGCAAGACCGACATTGCGACAGAACCAAAATTCAAGAGGAACGTAAAGAGTTGTCTTTTGATCAGAAGCAACTTCAGCAAGTTGAAGACCATCAGCACCGACCATTGACTCATATCCTTGTTTTTTGCCAAGGGGAAGAGAAAGTTCGTTCCAGATATACATCCAATCAGAGTAATGTTTGTCAATTTGCTGACCACCGATTTCTACAGTAACATTTTTGAGAATACGAAGGCCTAAATAATTGACATATCTCACAGTATCAGAGGGATTACTATCGCCGAATCCAGGAATCTTGAGTTGAAGATAGGTACGATTGATTAAATCACCATTGCGAGATATAGTTACATTGACGGTATTGCCGAATCCAGCAGTGCCATTGAAGGTTTGTTGGATAGCCTCTATAGCAAAGTTAGTGTGACGGCGATAAACGACTTTGAAAAAGGTAATTTGAGGATTACCAGTTAAGTAAACATCTTGTGCACCATAAGCGACCAATTGAAGAAGACCACCTCCCATATTGTTATATTCTTTATACTATAACAGGAGAAAAAAATATATTACTTAAGAATGTAAAATATATATTTTAATATATGCAGGAAAATTTATGTTCAAAGAAAAAACATCAAAGAAAAGAATAGCGGTCACAAATAATGCAAAAGATAATTCAACATTAGATGTTATGCATAACAAAATGATAAAAGCATTTGCAGTGAAAACAAAAGAAGCTAATTGTTATAAAAGTTCATTGGACAAAATGATTTCTACACAAAAAACAATACAAGATAAAATAAATGAATTATCAGAATCATCAGTCACTAATACAGAAGAATATAACAAATTGTGGCAAAGTAATATCAAATTATCAGAAGATATAATCAGTATAAAAAGTAAAATCAAATCATTAGATAATGATTACGATGAAATGGAATATTACAAACAAACAAGCGATATTTTATTCAATTATTATGATTTGTTAGAAAAACAATCACAAATTGTCAGTAATATTCAAAATAATATTCCTGTAAAAACATCAAAATTAATGAAAACCAATAAAGTCATGGCATCAAAAACAATACTAGATGCTCTTAATAATATTAATGGGAGCAATGGCAGTAGTTGTAGTAACGGAAGTAACGGAAGAAGCAACGGAAGTAACGGTAGCGACGGGAGTAACGGAAGTAACGGAAGTAGCTGTAGCAACGGAAATAACGGTAGCAACGGGAGTAGCTGTAGCAACGAGAGTAGCAACGGAAATACTGGGAGTAACGGGAGTAATGGGAGTAATACAATACAAGAATCTGAATCACCTCCAAATGTTGTTGAAAAAAGTGACCTTGTTGATGAATATTTGATATTGACTAACAAACATCATGTTAGAAAGGCAGACACTGATGATATAGAATTATGTAAGCGTTGTAGAAAACCAATGCATTGTTTGCATCACGATGCTATAATTATATGTGATTCATGTGGTTATCAAGAGCTTTTATTAGTTGAACAAAATCGTCCTTTGTTAAAACAAAATACAAAGGACACATCACATTTTAGTTATAAACGAATAAATCATTTTAGGGAATGGTGCAATCAAGTTCAAGGAAAAGAAAGTACCGATATTCCGAATGAAATATTTGAGAAGATATTGAATGAAATCAAGAAGGAGAAAATAACAGATACGAAGAATATATCATATACAAAAATGAGGGAGATATTAAAACGTCTCCGAATAAATAAGTACTATGAACATATCAATTACATCATAAACAGAATAAATGGCGTGCCTACACCTCAATTCTCCCCAGATTTGGAAGAAAAGTTGTATAAGATGTTCCGAGATATTCAAGCACCATTCCTAAAACATTGCCCAAAAGACCGTAAGAATTTTTTATCGTATAGTTATGTATTATATAAGTTTTTCCAAATACTTGGATTAAATGAATATTTGAAGTATTTTCCATTATTAAAAAGCAGAGAAAAACTCTATGTTCAAGACCAGATATGGAAAAACATATGTATTGATTTAAATTATGAATTTATTCCATCTCCTTCATTGTAATATATGTGTGATATTCATCGTTTTTTAAGAAGTATTTCCATTATTATACTTTTGAAACTTTAAGATCAAATTTGTTTTGGTTTTTCATTTGTTAATGAAAAAAATGATACACAAGTTATATTAATAACATAATAACACATACTGCTGTAATGTCAAACTTTAATTTCAACATCACGCTACCAAACATCTCTTATGATACTGAAAGTGTCATTAAAATTACTGGTAAGCGCAACATTGATGACAATGACATATCATTTGATATCACTACCACGACACATGTCAAAAGAGCCAAACTTGACAATCCAAATTCTGCCGCCATTTATAATGACAAAGGCGAGATAAAGTATGCCAACGGAGACATCTATAACGGCGACATCAAAGACGGCAAGGCTAATGGTAAGGGTGATATGAAGTATGCCAACGGAGACATCTATAATGGCAACTGGAAAGATGGCAACCGCCATGGCAAAGGTGAGATGAAGTATGCCAATGGGGTCATCTATGACGGTGACTGGAAAGATGACAAAAAAGATGGCAAGGGCGAGGCGAAGTATGCAAACGGATACATCTACTACGGCGACTGGAAAGACGACAAAAGAAATGGCAAAGGTGAGATGAAGTATGCAAACGAATACATCTACTACGGCGACTGGAAAGACGACAAAAGAAATGGCAAAGGTGAGATGAAGTATGCAAACGGACACATCTACTACGGCGACTGGAAAGATGACAAAAAAGATGGCAAAGGCGAGTATAAGTATCATGATGGAGACATCTATAACGGTGACTGGAAAGATGGCAACAAAGATGGCAAAGGCGAGTATAAGTATGCTAATGGAGACATCTATAACGGTGACTGGAAAGATGGCAAAAAAGATGGCAAAGGCGAGTATAAGTATCCTGACGGAGACATCTATAACGGTGACTGGAAAGATGGCAAAATAGATGGCAAAGGCGATATGAAGTATGCTAATAGAAACATCTATATCGGCGACTGGAAAGACGGCAACCGCCATGGCAAAGGCGAAATGAAGTATGCTAGTGGAACCATCTATAACGGTGACTGGAAAGATGACAAAAAAGATGGCAAAGGCGAAATGAAGCATGCTAGTGGAGCCATCTATAACGGCGACTGGAAAGACAGCAAGCGCCATGGCAAAGGCGAAATGAAGCATGCTAGTGGAGCCATCTATAACGGCGACTGGAAAGACGGCAAAAAAGATGGCAAAGGCGAGTATAAGTATCATGATGGAGCCATCTATAACGGCGACTGGAAAGACAGCAAGCGCCATGGCAAAGGCGAAATGAAGTATGCTAGTGGAGCCATCTATAACGGTGACTGGAAAGATGGCAAAAAAGATGGCAAAGACGAGTATAAGTATCATGATGGAGACATCTATAACGGTGACTGGAAAGATGGCAAGTACCATGGCAAAGGCGAAATGAAGTATGCTAGTGGAGCCATCTATAACGGCGACTGGAAAGACGGCAAAAAAGATGGCAAAGGTGAGTATAAGTATGCTAACGGAGACATCTATAACGGTGACTGGAAAGACGGCAAAATATTAATAGAAATATGAATTGTTCAGGTGTATATATATGCATGAATATGTTCTACAAAAAATCATAAAATAAAAATCCGATATATTTATTTTTGGGTTATTTTGAATGAAAATGAAATATGCAAAATGTAAAAAAAATTAATTTAATAAATTAAGTTCATCGGGGGAATCCGACTAAATTAAAACCGACGCCCATTCCGACACCTTGTCTGGCACCTCCAGAGATGGCAGGAGCAAGAAGGTCAAGGATAGAGAATACACAAGCCGCAGTTAAAGCAAGGAATAAAATTTCACTTGGTTGTAATTTGGACTTGGGTAAAATATATGCTACAACAGCAACAGCTAAACCTTCAAACATGTACTTTATTAATCTTGTGAGAGCCTCCCATACATCGAGAGAATATTCCATAGTATATATTTACTTACTATTTTATGAAAATATTTTTTTATTTTGATATCAAAAGTATATAAGATTATATCCAGTATATTCAAACATAAATCCCATGTCATCTAACACTTCTGATTCATCTACTGGTCTTGTTTCTACAAAAGAAGTTGATTATCTTGACACTGATAAAAATATCCGTGGTCAAAACTATTGTCTTCTATCCTTTGTAAGTCCGGAAGATGTTATAGCGAATAAAGATGCATACTTCTTTTCAAGATTTATTGAACAATTTGGTAAAGATATGAATACGTTATTTGATGGAATTCAGGCAAAATTCCCGGATTCTAAAGAAATGATTGATAATATTAAAAACAATCATTTATATATTTCGGATGCCAAGGAGATGAATGAACAATTTAATTTCTTTAAATCTGTAAATTCAGCGGATATTGAATCAGACTATCACCGGGATAACAACTTTCAGACAACTATTCGTGGAATTAAAGTAAGAGGTGTATTTGATACAGTAGAAGAAGCAAAACTTCGTTCTGAGTTTTTGAAGAAGGTAGATAACAAATTTGATATTTTCATTGGCGAAGTAGGATGTTGGTGTCCTTGGTCACCGAACCCTAATGATTTGCAAAATCAAGAATTTGCGGAGACACAACTTAATACACTTATGAAGAAATACAAAGAAAACATGGATGATAAAGATGTTGTATTTGAACAACGTAAACAGGAGGCTATTAATTCAGCTAATAAGAATACTGATACAGATGTTTCCGAACTTGCAGATGTTATGTCTAAATCCGATCCATGGACAGAACGCAAGGAGCAAGAAAAAGAGGATTCAAATGAGATCGTGGGTTAAATCAGGTGTTTATTTTTATTTTTTTATTATAAGATGAAAAGTATTGCTATATTCATATTATTTGTAGGAACTGTATTAATTATACAGGGATATTACGAAAACATTTCTGCATCAACGAAACAAGAAACCGTGATAAAATATGTTCCACGTTCTTTGTACGAAGAACAATTATCGGATGGTGAAAATTTAGAGAAATATTATAAGAACATATTTGAACAAACTCAGCCGAGATAATATTATATGTAAATATTAGATTACGTGAATATGAATGAAATATCAGATATGATTTTCAAACATATTGAAAATCGTCACTTGTTTCCTATTGAAAAATTAAAACTTTTGATTGAAAAATATAAGACAAATGAATCAGAAGAAATGATGAAGAAAAATGCGAAACTTCAACATATAACTGAGTATATGAATACAAAGGCTATAAATGATGAAATATATAACCAGTTTTTATTGGAAAGGGCAGATTTACTTAAAGAATGGAAAGCAACTAAATCACATGATTTGTTAATCAAATTAGCAAAGATGCGTTATACTCCTCCAGATATTCCTGATATATTTGGAAAATTAGAAAGAATTTATACAAATGATAAAGATGACGATGATGGTAATGACAATGATAACGGTAAAGGAAATAAAAACGACGAGGACAAGCGACAAAAAGCAAAACCTTTAAAGAAACCTTTACAAGAAAATATCGAAAGACCTAATAAAAAACCACGTGTAAAATCAAAAATTGCAAAACCTTGGAATAATAAGAATATAGAAAAAGTTTTTGATAATGACAAGTTATTTTGGGAAAAGAATAAATCGTTGGTTATAGACAATACAAATTATGTACAACCATATGATACAGATGATGTTGATTCTTTGGAGAATGGTCTTTTAACAAGCGCAACTATAAATATTTTTATGAATGCCATAACAAAATTATCTGAAAAATCTTCAAAATACCTTATATTTCCTGCGGAATTTTACTATCAGGTCAAAGATATAATAGATGATGATGATGGAATGAATAGATTTTTTGAAAGCGATATGTTTTCAAAAATTGGGGATGATTGGATGAATAAAATAATTATAATTCCTACAAATTTGGATAACATACATTGGATAATTACTATAATAAATCCATATGAAGGGAAGATATATGTGATAGACCCATATGACAAAAAGAATGAAAATGTGTATGAAATCGTAAGTAAATGGAAAGACAATTTCCTTTCTAATAAATATCCACAAGTTGCAAATAAGAAGTTTGAACCAGTGTATTCAGTTCCAAACATATCTTTACAAGATGCGAATGACACAGAGAATTGCGGTGTATTTATTTCAATGTATGGTAAATATTTTATAAACAATGGAGAATTTCCTTCGACAGATATTTTTGATATGTCAGATGTTGATATGATAAGAAAGTACATGTTGAATGTTATAACAGTATATTCAAAAAAACACAAAATAAAACCTGACAAAGAATGTCCTCCTGGAAAAGTTTTGAATAAAAAAACCAATAGATGTGTGAAAGATAAGAATAAGAAGGATTAAAAAGTTTTTAAAATATAGAGAAAAGAGAAATAATGAAAGAAAAAAAGTTTGCATTTAATTTTCTTGCATTTTTTACAGCATTCTCAATAGGTATGTTGTATGTGTATATTGATACACCAAGACCACGAATGATAATAAAATATCCGACACCATATAATGCAGAAAACATAGTCTATAAAGGTTTATCAGGAGATTGTTATAAATTCAAAATGGAAGAAGTGACATGTACGAAAGAAGCGATTGAACAACCAATCATATAAATAATAATGTGTATTGTTTTTAGAGATGATATTTGGTGATATTCGTACCATGATAGACAAATTATTTTATACTTATCAAGGACAACTTATTGTAAGTTCTATTATCGGTCTTGGTATATCTTTATTATTTCACAGAGTATGTAAGGATAATTGTACAGCATATTATGCACCATATATTGAAGAAGTGAAAGACCAGGTATTTAGATTGGAGGATACATGTTATAAATACACTCCATATGTTGTTCAATGTCAAGAAGACAAGATTCCTATATTAAATCCATATGATGTTAATAAAAAGCCCGATAATAAAATTGTGGTAAAAATAAGGTCTAATTTGGCAGAAAACGAAGTATAACAAAGGACGCGTTGTTATATATGTTATTTTGTTATAGACATATTATAGATTATTATGACTACTATACCAAATGTTGTAAATTCAGCGAATGCTTCACAAATGTCTACTCCTATAAAAAATTTACCTTTAAAAACTACTCAACAAAATGAAAATGATATTGAAGACCCTTTAATCCAAGGTGTTTTAAAAGAATTTGAAGATACTGTTATTGCAAATACACAACCACCTCAACAACCTCCTCAGCAACTATCGCAGCCTCCTCCACAACCTATTGAATATACACCACCACCTCCTGTATTTTCATCATCGCCACCTGTAATGCCACAACCGGTAAATATGAATCATCTTGATTATAATTCTAAAGGGTCTGATAAAAAATTATTTGATTTAGAAACTTTAAAACGTGCTACTATTGTTACCATCATTTTAGTGTTATTTCAGAACAATAGTATATTAAACATTGGTTTATCGAGACTACCTTCGTCTGTTACAAATCATATAACTGGAAGAGAAATTATTATGAATAGTTTCATAGTATTTGTCATAGTATATACATTAATGTATTTTGATTTTATTTAAAAATAATGGAAATATTGTGGGGGATTTAAGGAACTTAAAAAAGTACATATCCATGGTTTTTTATAATTCTCATGACAATTTTTTATTTTTTCATGAAAATGTGTGAAATGTACTTTTTTTGATTTCCTTAAGTATGATTTCCTTAAGTCCCTCCAGACCTTGGTAAGACCTTGAT